TTCTCAGGCTTACAGACGAACATACAATCTGGGCCGTTGATAACAGAGAATGGTTATCCTAGTGGTGGTAGCCGGATAATACAGTGGGGATGGAACCCGATAGGTGGCGCAAGAGGTATTGATAACGGACTGACCCCGAACAACTTGGTAGCTAGTACGTCAGTTTCAAACGTAACCATAAACTAGGAGTACGAGATGGACACAAAACAAGTTAAGCAGATCGCTAGTAAAGAAGTTAAGTCACACGAAAAGCGTATGCACAAGATGGCAAAAGGTGGCGTAACTACTGAATCCATGGAAAAATATGGTCGCAATATTGCTCGCGCTATGAACCAGAAATCCAACGGTAGAGGTCGATAATGGCTAAGTTTTCGCAGAAGGTTAAAGGTAAGGAAGTAGGCCAAGCTGCTGTGTACGCTGCCCCGCACGATATGAAGGGTAAGGCGTCTAGCATTCAGGCTGATTCTGCTTACACCACTGGCGCTAAAGTTATGGATGACATGAACATTTCTGTAGCTGGTCTGAGCAAGGGTAATACAAAGCCTGCTAAGACTGACGGCATCAAAATGCGTGGTGCTGGTGCTGCAACTAAAGGCACGATGTGCCGGGGGCCGATGGCTTAAATGAATTACGCCCAGTTAAAAGCTGCGATTCAGTCGTACACGGAGAACTACGAGACCGAGTTTGAGTCTTATATTCCTACGTTTGTACAGCAGACCGAAGAACGTGTTTATAACACTGTTCAGCTTCCGTCATTACGTTCCAACAAAACGGGCGTATTGACTACTGGTAACAAGTATTTGCCCTGCCCGCTGGACTTTCTGTCGGTGTATTCGTTGGCGGTTATTGAGAACTACAACACTGCAAATGAAACGTATCACTACCTTTTAAACAAAGATGTGAACTACATTCGTGAAGCGTATCCAACGCCCGCAGATACAGGACTGCCATCGTACTACGCAATCTTTGGCCCAGCGGTAGCAAGCAACACAGTATCGAATGAGCTGACATTTATTCTTGGCCCAACGCCAAACAGTTCATACTATGCAGAATTACATTACTACTATTACCCAGAATCAATTGTTACTGCTGGTACAAGCTGGCTAGGTGACAATTACGATCCGGTGCTGTTGTATGGCTCCTTGCGCGAGGCTTATCTGTACATGAAGGGTGAGCAGGATTTAATCGCCAATGTAGAAGCAAAGTACAACGAAGCACTAGGTCAGTTGAAACGTCTGGGTGACGGCATGGAACGCCAAGATGCGTACCGCAGTGGTCAGACTAGAGTGAGAGTCACATGACAATCTATCAAGGACTGACTACAAGCTTCAAGGTTGACATTTTGAACGGTAAGCAGAACCTAGCCTCCGACACGTTGAAGATGGCGCTGTACACGGCGTATGCCTCGTTAGATCAGGATACTACTGCGTACACACCTGGTAATGAGATTAGTGGTACTGGCTACACGGTTGGTGGAAATGTTTTATCTAACGTAACTATTAATAGTGGTAGCAATACAGTGTATGTAAGCTTTAGCAATGTAGCTTGGAATCCTGCTCAGTTTACAACTAGAGGTGCATTGATTTATAACGCAACAAAATCAAACGCCTCGATAGCAGTATTGGACTTTGGGGCTGATAAGATTCAAACGGGCAACAACACATTTACAGTAAATTTGCCGCCTGACACAGAGTCCAGTGCGCTAATTCGTATAACGTAAGGAGTAATCATGGGTATCGAAAATTCTAAATCCAGTGAAATTGTTGCAGGTACTACTGCGCGTAAGACTGGTTTTGTTGAAGATATGTCTGCTGGTGGCGCGTTTACTGTCACTTGCTTGGACAAAGACGGCAACGAGAAGTGGGTAGATATTGCGCCTAACTTGGTAGTAAATACAGGTTTGCAAGATATGAACACTAAGTTCTTTAGTGGTTCTGCTTACACGGCTGCTTGGTATGTTGGCTTGGTTAACGGTACATCTGCTTCCACTACGTTCTCCGGCGGCGATACGTTAGCTGCTCATGCTGGTTGGGATGAAAACACTAGCTACGCAGGCAACCGCAAGGCAGCTACGTTTGGTACAGCTACGTTGAATGATCCATCGAACATCAACAACTCAACGTCTACTGCCTCGTTTACTATGAATGCTAATGCCACTATTGCTGGCGCGTTCTTAACAAACGTGGCGACAGGCACTTCGGGATTGTTGTTCTCTGAATCAGATTTCCAATCTCCTGGTGATCGTGTTGTTGTAAGCGGCGACGTTCTGCTGGTTACATACTCGTTCAACCTTGACGCGACCTAATAGGGGATAAAGATGTTTAAAAAAGGCGATGTAGTTAAGGTTAAGACTGTTCTGCCAGAAGGCCCAATAGTTAAGATGCGCATGGACGAGGACGGTACTGTTTATTACCTAATAGAGTGGACTACAGATGGCGTAGCTCACGAGCGTTGGTTCACGGAAGATCAGCTTGTTTCTGCGGGGTAATGTGTGGCCCAAGTCGATGGCGGCTATAGCAGTGGCAACTGGGGTGAGCCTGCGGCGTGGGGCTGCTCGGTCTACTACCCGCTAATCTCCAACGCAGGGTGGGGTAATGGTGCGTGGGGTTCTGATGAATGGGGTTTAGGTAACGGCGGTTTAGTTAGTGCATCTGATACGGTAGCGTATGTACCTGCTGTTGAAGTTAGTGTATCTGAAACAGTTATTGTGTCTGATGTGGTTGCACGACCTAGCGAAAATATACCTGTAAGTATTATTGAAGCAGGTAATATTGCTGATGAGTCATTTGCAAATGTAGCCATACCTGTAACTAGCACTGTATCTGAAACGGCAAACGCAGCAGACGAAACAAGTGGAAACATAACAACAGCAGTAATTAGCTTTGTAAGTGAATCATCAAATATTGCTGACACTACAAACGCAAATGCAAATTTTGTTGTAACGGTTCAAGAAACAGTTAATGCAGAGAGCATATTAAGCACGTTAGGAATCTTTGTTGTAACTGTTAGTGAGACAGGCAACGTAACGGATCTAGTTTTCCCTAACGGTGTGTTTGCTCAAAGAATTAGTGAGTCGGTTACCGCGCAGGACATTGTAAACAGAAGGTCACTGTGGGAGCCAATTGATACTGGCATTACAGAAGATTGGGTTCTCATAAACACTTATTAGTAAGGACGAATCATGGCAAGCACATATAGCAGCCTAAAGATTGAACTTATCGGCACAGGCGATCAGGCCGGTACGTGGGGTAACACGACAAACACTAACCTTGGTACAGCCATTGAAGAAGCTATCACTGGTTCTTCTAATGTCACCTTTGCTAGCTCAAATGCGGCGATAGCACTAGCAGATACGAATGCAGCTCAAACTGCTCGTAATCTACGACTGAATTTAGTTGGAACTATTTCCAGTGTTCAGACATTGTTTGTGCCTGCGATTGAGAAACAGTACCTAGTAACAAATGGCCTGACCTACTCAGTCATCATTTCCAACGGTAGTAACGCTTCTCCGACAGGAACTGCGTTTACTTTACCTGCTGGCAGAAGCACGATTGTGTTTAATGACGGTATAAACATCAATGACGTAATAACGTATGTTTCGTCATTAGGTAATGTGACTATTACTGGTGGCACAGCTAATGCGCTTTCGTTGAGTAACGTATCTATCAACGGTGGCACGGCTAACGCATTAATTTCTAGCAATGTATCAATTGTTAGCGGCAACATAAATAACATCACATCAAATTCTTCTTCGTTTAGTAATGTAACTATTAACGGTGGTACAGCTAACGGGCTGACAAGCACCAATGTAACTATTACTAGTGGTTCTGCTAATGGCATAACTGTCAGCAATTCAACATTAGTTAGTTCGCAATTCAACGCATACACAGAAGGCATTACTACTGGCTATGTAAATACAGGTAGTGCGTTTACTTTAAACATTGCAAACAGCACTATCATTACAGCTAACTTGTCGGCTACATGTACGTTTACTATGCCTAGCAACACGGCAGGTAAGTCGTTTATCTTGTTCTTGAAGACAGGTGCTGGCACTAACACAGCTACGTTTACCGGAGTTAAGTTTGTTGGCAATACAGCTCCTACCATTACTGCTGTTGCAAACCGCTTAGACATACTTACGTTTGCTGCTGACGGATCGAATTGGTACGGCAATTATGCTCAAGGGTATGTACCTTAATAGGGGTTAATAGATGTTTGCTTATTCAAAGATTATGCAAGCGTTGGCTGTTGGCGGTGGTCCTATTACCGTCATTCAGCGTTTCCTTGCGTCTGGTACGTGGACTGCTCCTACTGGTGTGACCACAGTTGACTACCTTGTGGTTGCAGGTGGAGGTGGTGGCGGTTCAAACTTTGCTGGAGGCGGTGGTGCTGGCGGGTATCGTACTGGTACAGGTCTAAGTGTTACGGCTGGTACTGACTACACTATTACTGTAGGCGGTGGTGGTGCTGGAGGAACATCTAGTGCTAATGGAGTAAAAGGCTCAGATTCTGTATTGAGTTCCGTAACATCAACCGGCGGCGGCTTTGGAGCAGCAAATCAAGCAATAGGCGGTTCCGGTGGTTCGGGTGGTGGTTCTGGTGGTAGTCAAAGTGCTACTTATGCAGGTGGTGCTGGTAATACTCCAGCAACTACTCCATCTCAAGGTAATAATGGCGGCTCTAATCCTGGTGGCACTAACTACCCTGCAAGTGGCGGTGGAGGTGCATCTGCAACCGGAGGTGCTGGTGTAGCAGATAACTCTACTGGTGGCTCAGGTGGTAACGGCAGTGCTACGGCTCTTTCAGGAAGCTCAGTTACCTACAGCGGAGGAGGAGGAGGCGGTGGCGCAGGTGGCGGTGCAGCATCACCCGGAGGTACTGGCGGTGGCGGTGTTGGTGGGACTCAAAACGGACCAACTCAAACAGGCGGTGCTGGGACTACTAATTTAGGTGGTGGCGGAGGTGGCGGTGCAGGTGGTGGTTTTGCTGGCGGTGCTGGCGGTTCAGGCATAGTCATCCTTTCTTATATTGTTCCATCACAAACAGTCTTTACATTTAAATCATCTACTACATGGATATGCCCTACAGGTGTGACTAGCGTGGATTATTTAGTTGTAGCTGGTGGTGGTGGTTCTGGTAGCGCACAAAGTAATGCTACTGCTGCTGGTGCGGGAGGCGCAGGAGGTTTTAGAACTGGAACCTCATTATCCGTAACCGCTGGTACAGAATATACGGTTACTGTTGGTGCTGGCGGTGCTGGTGGTACTTCTGGCTCTCCCGGTACTGATGGAGTACAAGGTGGTAGCTCAGTATTTAGTTCTATTACTTCCGCTGGCGGTGGTGGTGGCGGGGTTGCTTTTAATGGTGGTCCCGGTTCTTCTGGAACTACAGGTGGTTCGGGTGGCGGCGGCGGGCCTCCTTTAAGTGGAACTGTGGCTGGTAGTGCTGGAAATACGCCTAGCACATCCCCATCACAAGGTAATTCTGGCGGCTCAGGTAGTAGAACTGGAAACACTTCAGGTGGTGGTGGTGGGGGTGGTGCAAGCGCTGTGGGAGGTAATGGTGTAGCTGCGGGTACTGGCGGTAATGGTGGGGCTGGCACTGCATCATCTATTAGCGGTTCGTCTGTAACTTACGCTGGTGGTGGTGGCGGCGGCGCAACTGCTTTCCCTAGTGCTGGTACTGCTGGAACTGGCGGTTCTGGTGGTGGAGGCGCTGGTTCTGGTTTTGATGGAACTGGAACTGCTGGAACTACAAATACAGGCGGCGGCGCTGGTGGAGCGGCGTCAACAAGTGGTATCGGTAGTTTTGCTGGAGCTGCTGGCGGTTCCGGCATCGTAATTATTAAAATCAACCAATAATCACATGGAAACTAAACTCTACAGAATGTACGGTATCGATGTAGCTATGTCATTGCTGCGTCCTAATGCTAAATGGGAAATATCCAACACTACATTTACACGTTGGGATGATCCTAGACCCTGCCCTAGTTGGGAAGAAGTGCAATGGGTAATGGATAAGATACGTGAGTTTGAGGATAGTATTCCTACGATCTGGCTTGATGAAGATTTAAAGAAGATGAAAGCTGATGCTGAAGAATTTGAAAAGGCGGTAGCGTGAATATAAATAACTTATTCCCTACTCCGGTTGCTTTCTTTAGGTTTCGTGATCTGACTGAAGCTGAACTAGAGTTTATTAAAGGTCAAGAGCATTACGCTAACGAAGGTAATACGACTAGCAAAGATCGTAAGATATTAAAGAGTAAAGAACTTACTGAGATGCGTGAGTTTATTGAAGATTCAATGATGGAATACTTTAAGGCAATACACGCACCAAAGTTTGATGTAAGCCTGTATCTAACGCAGAGTTGGGCTAACTATACTGAGGCTGGACAGTACCATCACAAACACGCGCATCCAAATAGCGTAGTGTCTGGTGTGTTCTATTCACAAGCTGATAGAACAGTAGATAAGATTTATTTTTACAAGGATGGTTACGAGCGCATTAAGGTTCCTGCCGCTGAATACAATCCTTACAACTCTGAGTCATGGTGGTTTGAAGTAGGTGCTGGTGATTTGATTTTATTCCCATCGCACTTAACGCACATGGTTGAGACTAAAGTAGGTGACGATACTCGCATTAGCATAGCGTTTAATACGTTCTTAAAAGGTTACATAGGTTCAGACGAAAGTTTGACAGGTTTGCATTTAGGAGAAGAATGATGGCTCACTTTGCACAAATTGATGAAAACAATATCGTTGTTTCTGTCATTGTTGTTGATAACAAAGATACGGCAGACGCTAATGGCGTAGAGAAAGAATATATTGGTGCTGCGTTCTGTGAGCGCGTTCTTGGCGGCACATGGAAACAGACCAGCTACAACGGCAACAAGCGTAAGAACTACGCTGGTATTGGTTATACATACCAAGCAGATATAGATGCGTTTGTGCCTCCTAAGCCTTATGCAAGCTGGACACTAGACGCTAACGCTCAATGGCAACCACCTACGCCTATGCCTACAGACGGCACAATAGAAAGCCCTTACACATGGGATGAGGCTACAACATCTTGGATCCGCTTACCCTCCTAGCTGCTGCTAATGCCGCTGTTGTTGCGGTAAAAAAAGGATGCCAGTTATACAAAGACATAAAGAGCGCGAGTGGGGACGTTAGTGCGGTACTAAAAGATTTACGAGAGCAGTATCACAAGCTAGTTGACCCAACGCCGCAACAGAAAATGCAGTACAACGCGGAAGTTCAGCGTGTGCAAGAAATAGCAAAGACAGACCCGAACGACGTTTATACAGAAATCGGCAATCAATTGGGTGTGTTGATGGACGCTTACGACACGCTGAGTAAGGCGTTATTGCAAGAAGAACTATCAAGCAAGAAAGTATATAAAGGGGAGGAAAGTGTAGGTCGTCGTGCTTTGCGTAGAATCATTATCACAGCTAGACTAGATGCGATGCTGGTTGAAATACGCGAAACAATGGTCTACCAAGCACCCAAAGAATTAGGTGCGTTATGGAGTAAGTTTGAGACGATGTGGAAGCGTATTGTAGCCGAGCAGGAAGCAGCACATGTCGAAGAACTTAAGCAGAATCAGGTTGCAAAATGGCGACGGGCAAATATAAGAAAAAAGCTCAAGGAACAACTAACGTCAGTAATCGCGGTTCTGTTCATAATATTGTGGTACGTATGGGTAATGATAATGATAAGGACGAGCCACACATACCGTGGTCACTTCTCGTCACCGTTTTGGTCTTGTGTCTTGTGTTAGTTATAGCGCTTCCAATAATGGGGATCATGTACATGGACATGAACAACGCAACAGCTAAAGCGATGGAAGAAGTAAAGAAGATGCGTGAGTTACGCGCAAAGATAATGTTACAAATGCAGGGGGAACAATGAGCATGCAAGACATTTTAAAAGCCGTATTGCCTATCCTTGTTGCTGCTATTGGATGGTTGCTGTCTGAGGTAGGGTCGTTTAATACACGGCTAACTAAGATTGAAGGCGCTATGCCAGCATTGATTACCGAGCAAGGTGTTCCAACAGATAGCCCTATTTCAGCCGAACGTCGCCATGTAATGAAAGAAGAGCTATACAAAGAAATCCATGACTTGCAAGTACGAGTCAAACTTATGGAAGAAAGAGGCAAACGATAATGCTTACAATCTTTTCAACGCTCGTATCGTTCTTGATGGGCGGCTTACCCAAGATACTAGACTTTTTCCAAGACAAAGCTGACAAAGGGCACGAGTTAAAACTAGCCCAAATGCAGACTGAACGCGAAATGCAATTGCTTGCGGCAGGTTACGTAGCGCAACAGCGTATAGAAGAAATCAAACTTGATGAGATAAAGACGCAGACAGCTTCTGCGGAGAAAGTCTCGCTAATCGATGCACAACAAGCAGAGATGAGTGCCATCTACGCGCACGACATGAGCTTGAATGAAGGCACATCTACATGGATGAAAGACTTCCGCGCTAGTGTTCGTCCTGTAATTACTTACGGTTTCTTCTTTCTACTGGTTGGTATTGATTCTGTGTTGGCATACAAAGGTTTGACTAGCGGCGTTGACTTTGTGCAGTTAGCTGATCAACTTTGGGATAACGAGACCCAAGCATTGTTTGCAAGCATCATAGCTTTTCACTTCGGTGGCAGGGCGTTTGGGAAATAAATCATGGCGTTTCTAACGGCAAATGTTCCACCAATACATTGCTATATACGCAAAGAATTTTTATATAATTTTACAAAAGGTCATGGAGAATATGAACCTTGCATTTGGGTTTCTGTAAAAAGTATTCGTGGGCAGGCTCTGAGAATAGAGTCGTATCTACCTAATTACGGGGCGCTCTACGACAAACTGCCTATCCATGCGTTTGTTAGCAGACAAGATGATTTAACATCTTTTTTACCGTTAGATACTTTGCAGATATGGGATTGTTTTGATTACGACTTTACGGTTATACAAAAAACTTTTCTCAGTAATTTAAGTTGTTCGTTTTACGCTAAAGACAAACAATTACATAAAGGAATGTATTTGTTTACTTTGGATCACGCCCACCCAGACAAAAGCATCATCAATACGGGGTATAGCGAGTGTCCAGAAGATCATAAAAGTTTTAACATTTTGCAGTTAGATAACGGGCAGTATGCTGCGCAACCAAATAACAGATGTTTGTTTTACGACGCCGCTAGTAATCCAATAGAGATGAAATTTCCAGACTTTAAAGTTTGTACAAAGTATTACATTTGTGAGTTGAACCCTAAGTGGAATCTTGGTGACAGTGATAGGGTTATGTATGATTAGCAACAAAGCCCTTAAAATGATCTCTCATCACGAGGGCATCAGATTGAGACCATACCGATGTCCTGCCCGACTCTGGACTGTTTGCGTGGGTCACGTAATTGATGCGAACCATGCAAGGGTTCCGTTTGAAGAGCGCAACAATCTGGTAATCCCAGAGGGCTGGAACCGTGTATTTACAATGGAAGAGTCGGATGCCATACTTGCTAAAGACCTTGAGCGATTTCAGAATGGAGTTCTTAAATACTGTCCTACTGCTCGCGGTAAGCAAGGCTGGATGGACGCTTTGGTCAGCTTTAGTTTTAATGTAGGGCTGGGTACGCTACAGCGCAGCACTTTACGGCAGAAGCACAATCGCGGAGATTACGCGGGTGCAGCAGAGGAGTTTCTGAAGTACACGAAAGCTGGCGGCAAGGTACTCAAAGGACTGGTTAATCGGCGCAGTGATGAGCGCGCTTTGTATTTGGGTGGATAAGAATGCCATTACAGAAACTGCAACTCAGACCAGGCGTTAACAGAGAAGGAACCACGCTTGCTAACGAAGGTGGTTGGTTTGAGTGCGATAAGATCAGGTTTCGTTCAGGCTATCCTCAAAAAATTGGTGGATGGACTCCCATCTCCAGCAATACATATCTTGGTGTAGCTCGTTCTCTTTGGAACTGGGTAACCCTGCGCGGATACAACCTGCTGGGTGTAGGAACAAACTTAAAGTATTACGTTGAGAGTGGTGGTGTCTACAATGACATTACGCCTATCCGTGCGACCGACATATTAACAAATCCTTTTACCACCATAAACGGCTCTGCCGTAGTGACAGTTACTGATGCTGGTCACGGCGCTATTAACGGCGACTACGTTACGTTCTCTGGCGCGTCTGCGGTATCTGGATTAGATCTCAACAATGAATACGTAATATTTAATGCTGACACTAACTCGTATCAAATTACAGCGGCTACTACTGCTAACGCATCTGCGACCGGCGGCGGCACAGTTACTGCGGCGTACCAGATTAACACTGGATTGGCTACGTTTGGTTATTTGACTGGCTGGGGCGCAGGTCTGTGGGGCGGTTTCGTCTACGGTACAGCCCAGACCACATTAAGCCTTGCGCTAAATACAAGCAACACAACGATTGCAGTTAACTCAACTACAGGGTTTGCCAATGCTACTGGCACTCTGATGATTGGTAACAGTGAGCTAACTACGTACACTGGAAATACTTCCACTTCATTTACCGGCGCAACTCGTGGTGCTAGTGGGACTATTGCTACGGCATTCCCTGCAAATACGGCTGTGTACAACGCCGCCACGTTTACTAGCTGGGGTCAGTCTTCTGCTTACGGTATTGCAGAACAACCGCGTTTGTGGTCAGAAGCTAACTACGGTGAGTTTCTGATTATCAATCCTCGCGGCGGGGCACTATATTTATGGGTGCCGGACTACAGTGGATCTGGAAACTTACAGTTTGTTAACAGAGCGCAATTACTATCACCCAATAGTTCTGGCATATACGACACAGATGCAGAGTGCCCAACTGTTTGTAACTTTGTGCTGGTATCAGATGCTTCCCGTTTTGTACTATCGTTTGGCGTTAATGATTACGGTTCAACAATCCAAGACCCACTGTTAATCCGTTGGTCTGCGCAGGAAGATTATCAGACATGGACGCCAGCTATTACCAATCAGGCTGGTAGCTACCGTCTGTCTAGCGGATCGCAGATTATTACCGCACAGCAGACTCGCCAAGAGATTCTAGTATTTACAGATGCTGCGCTGTTTTCTATGCAGTATCTTGGCCCACCGTTTGTGTGGGGATTCAACATCCTGTCTGACAACATATCTATCGTCGGCCCGAACGCGGTAGCAACAGCTAACAACATTACCTACTGGATGGGTGTGGATAAGTTCTACGCCTACACAGGTCGAGTGGAAACTCTTCCATGTTCACTTCGACAATATGTCTTTGGTGACATTAATTTGCAGCAAAGCTCTCAATTTTTTGCTGGCACGAACGAAGGATTTAGTGAGGTCTGGTGGTTCTATTGCTCGGCTAATTCATCCGTTATTGACCGCTATGTGATCTACAACTATCTAGATCAGGTCTGGTACTACGGCAGTCTAGGAAGAACCGCTTGGACTG